TTAATAATGCAGTAAACAGTATTAAAACAGCAGGCCCTAATATTGCAGGAGCAGGAGCAGAAGCACTCAGCGGTGTTACCGCAGCCGCAAGTAAAGGCCTTGGAGGCACAAGCCTGAGTGATGCAATAACAGCTAAAGCAACATCGGCATTAGGACCACTAAGCGGGGTTAATAATCAAGTTTCCACATTAGCAGATAAAGTTAAAAACTTTAAACTACCTGAGGTTGATTTACCTAAGGTACAACTAGGTGGAGCAGTTGGAGCAAGTGTTGCCAAAGTTGAAGGCGAACTTGCTAAAATTTCAATTAAGGAAGTGCAAAGTGCAAGTGGTGCAGGTAACTTGTCCATAGCTGAACAAACTGCGGCCGCCGAAAAATTAGCGGTAAGTAGTTTAGCTACTGCAAATGCATTGCCAAATGCAATTCCAGGCTCTGTTAAAATTGTAGGCTTGAATGATGTGATTCCAAAATTTGAGTTAAATCAAAAAACAGGCACATGGTCGGTTCCTACACCTAAACTAGCAATGCCAAGTTTATCCGGGTTACCTAGTGTGTCTACTGCAAGCCTCCCTAGCTTACCATCATTACCAAAAATAGGTTAATAAATGTCTGACTCTAATGCACTAACTAACAGCAATAATAATACACCGCAAGGTAAATTGCTTGACAGTAATAAGAACTTAAATCTTTCCAAAGGTTCAGGTCCGTACATTGGTACGGTTATGGGTCCAGTTGACGATAACTTCATGGGGAAGTTAATGGTTTGGGTACCTGATGTTAGCAATACAGATCAACAAGATATCAAAGGTTGGGTACCGTGTAGCTATGCAAGTCCGTTTTATGGTATTACAAACTTAGTAAACCCTGATGATCCAGCAGACGTTACGAACACTTCACAGAGTTATGGTATGTGGTTTGTACCACCGGATGTTGGTGTACAAGTCCTAGTAGTATTTGCAAACAATGATCCAAGCAAAGGGTTTTGGGTTGCCTGTATTCCGTCACAGCTACAAAATCACATGATTCCAGGTATTGCTCACCGTGGTGCAACTACCAAATCGGCTCCTACACTAGAGCCAGTAACAGAATATAATAAAAACAAACTAAAAGGTCCGGCAACGCCTAATACTACTACTGCTAATCCTGATGTAACACCTTCGCACTTATTACAACAAACTGTTTTAGATACCCAGGGACTAAGCGGAGACCAAGCACGTGGTGTAACAACTAGTTCTGCTAGACGTGAAACACCTAGCAATGTTTATGGTATTAGCACACCAGGGCCAGTAGTTAAACGTAAGAATTCTACGCCAGGCACCGGTATTGATTACAACACAGTCACCGGTCGCAAAGGTGGACATCAGTTTGTTATGGACGATGGCGACTTAGAAGGACACAACCAGCTAATTAGAATCCGCAGTAGTAATGGTGGACAAGTATTAATCAATGACAGTATTGGTGCAATCTATGTAATCAACCAGCAAGGTACTGCATGGATCGAAATGACCAATGGCGGCCGTATTGATGTATACGGCAAAGACGCTATTAGTTTACACAGCGAAACAGATATTAACTTAACTGCTGACAACAACATTAACATGTTAGCTAGTAATAGTTTTAATCTTGTAAGCCCTAGTATCAACTTAGAAGGTGTTGATATTAAGATGCAAGGTAAAGGTAGTATTAGAAATAAAACGCCTAACTATATCATTAGCGCAGACAGTATTACATTTAACACAGCTAACGGTGCCGGCGGCGGCGCAAGTTCTAGTCCAGGTACTGGCATTAGAATGAGCAGTAGTCAAGCAGTGGAAATTGTCGCAGATGGTAACTTATACTTGCAAGCTGGTGCTAATATTGAACAAGTAGCTACTGGTAAAATTATTATGGCTGCTAGCGGTAACCTAGCGTTGAACGCAGACGGCCAATTACAGCTTAATGGCGTAGGTGGCATATACGAAGAAACTAAAGCAGGTGCAGGTACTATTGCAAAGTTCACAGTTGATGTTGACAAAGACTTCACTGGCGGAGATCATAAAGGTAATGTACACCCTGTTACAGGATGGACCGGTGCTAAAAATTGGTTCGATGGAGCCGCTGATAAACCTTCACATAGCTTGCAAGCACAGCGTACCAGTGAAGTAGTTGATATTCCTAAACCTTATACATCAGGTAAAGATAGTAGTCATATTGAAATTACTCCTCAGCACGAACCTTGGAGCGGACACGAAGTCTTATTCAAAGGCGGTGGTGGTGGCGCAAGTGCAGCCGCGGTAGCACCTTCAACAGGAGCGGGCAGTGGTTCACCTACTTCGTCGATTGCACCAACAGCTACAACTTCTACAGCTACAGTATCTACATCATCTTCAAATTCTGGAGCAGCCGCTGGATCAACACAAACATCGAGCCCTAGTGCGCCCGAAACACCAGCAAGTATTAATCCGCCTCAGCCGCCTAGTTCGCAACCATCTGGTTCACCCAGCGAAGCTATTGCTACTGTTAGTGAATCTAGTTTACCAGATGGTGCACCAACAACCGCAACCGGCGGCGGATATAACATTAAGAGTATTACCACTGTTGCTAGTGTTGCAGGATTTGTTGAACCGCAATTACCAGTAGCTATGGCACAGATGATTGCCGACATTGGCATCGATTGGGCTCCGTTTAGAGAAGCATGTGCCGCAAGATTAAGTAACGGACGTTACACAGTAGTAAACGATAAAGGGCGTCTAGGTAGGTACACTGTTGGTCCAAAGACATTATTCAAATTTGGTATTTTAAATACCGAGCTTGATTCTGCAACAGCTACCAAGGCGCAAGTATCTGATCCGGGTATCTGGACAACGCCGGACCAAGAACTTAAAAGTGCGTTTGCTGACAATAAGGCAATCTTTAGTAACCCAGGTAGCCCACAGCTAGCACCGGGTAGTCTCGAAGGATACTTAAAAGATACTGCCCTTCAAGAGAAGATATTCTTGCATGCAACACACTATACCTATACTCTTTATTACAAATATGGTCTATTCACCGACACAACACCAAAGTCAGAAATTGCAGGATGGATGGCAACATGGTTATTAGCCGGCCCCGGCGAGTTTAATAAGTTGCCCGGTAAGAAATTTATCTACGGCAATGGCATTACCTCGGCACAGTTACAAACAGCAATCTCCGGACCAATGGGCGGCGGATTAGCTGGATTGTTTGCATGGTGGAAACTTGCAGGTAATGATCCAACTCAAGCACCAGGATTAGATCCATTAGGTAAAAATGCATATAGCTACTATCTAATTGGTAGTCAATCACAACCTGCGGGTCAACTAAAAACAATACCTAGATAAGGAATTAAATTATGGCATTAGGCAAACTTTTTAAAGGATACAGCACAGTTGGCAAAGTAAATGTTACTTCTACTGTATTGTTTGACATTGAGTTAATCAAGCGTGACTTGCTTAATCATTTTAGTATTAAGCGTGGAGAGAAGCTAGAGAATCCAAATTTTGGTACAACTATTCCTTGGTTGTTGTTTGAACCATTTAACGAAACAATCGAAAAAGCTATCGAAGACGATGTTATCAATATCTTTGCCTATGATCCACGTGTGCAGTTAAACATTGTTGAAGTAATCAAAGACGAAGATAGACAGTCAATTACTGTTAACTGCGATGTAACTTATGTGCCATTTGATGTTAACGAAGGTATTGCTTGGGAGTTTAACACAGATGGTTCTATTAACATGTTAGCCCCTAATTATTAAAAACTACCCATTTAAATAGTCCATAAATATAGGGTCAAGGAAGCAAACTTATGAGTGATACAGCAAGAATATTTGCCGCAGAAGATTGGAAGAAGATTTATCAAAGCCTAAGTCAGGTTGACCTAAGTAGCTATGATTTCGACAATCTACGCCGTGTACTTTTGGATTATGTTAAAACAAACTTTCCAGAAGATTTTAACGATTTTATTGATAGCAGTGAATTCGTAGCCCTTATTGATATGATGGCTTATATGGGCCAAAGTCTTGCGTTTCGTATAGACTTAAACAGTCGTGAGAACTTCCTAGACACTGCTACTCGCAGAGATAGTATCATTCGTTTAAGTCGCATGGTTGGCTATAATCCACGTCGTAACATGCCTGCCACTGGTATGCTTAAACTACAAAGTATTGTTACATCGCAAAATCTCAGAGACAGTAATGGTGTAAGTTTACGTAATAAGCCTGTTATTTGGAACGATACAACAAACCCTAACTACCTTGAACAATTTAACCTAGTATTAAGTCAAGGTATGAATGCTAACCAGAAGCCTGGTAAGCCTTTACGTCGAGTAACAATCGATGGTGTAGTAACAGAACTATATGAATTAAACAGTTTACAGACATCAGCAGTTGTTCCGTTTAGCACCAGCATCAGCGGTGTAAACATGGACTTTGAACTAGTCGGCGCAAATATTAACACCGCAGGTGAATTATACGAGCGCACACCTACACCTAACACCGGCTTTACTTTGCTATACCGCAATGACGGCCGTGGTAATGCAAGTCCTAACACTGGATGGTTTGTTATGTTCAAACAAGGTGTGCTACGTAGCACAGACTTTGGTTTGTCAAATGCATTGCCTAACCAGGTTATTAACATTGACGTGCCTAGCATTAACGAAACAGACGTTTGGTTATACCAAATTGGTAGCGATGGTAACTTTAGTGCTATTTGGGAACAGATTGAAGAAACATCAGGCAACAATGTTATCTATAATGATGTTGCACTGAACCAACGTAAAGTGTACAGCACAGTTGGTAAAGAAAACGATAAGATTGACTTGGTGTTTGCAGACGGCAAGTTCGGTGATATTCCTAAAGGCAACTTCCGCTTGTACTTCCGTACCAGCAACGGATTGAATTACTCAATTCGTCCTATTGACATGCCTAGAGTATCTGCACCGTTTGAAGTAATTACAAAATCAAATCAACAGGCTACGTTAACTTTTAATCTAGGCCTGCGTACAACAGTTAGCAATAGTAGTGGCGCAGAAAGTTATGTCGACATTAAGACAAATGCTCCACAGGCATACTACACACAGAATCGTATGATTACTGCGGAAGATTATAACATCTATCCAGTAATTACAAACCAAGATGTATTGAAAGCCAAAGCAGTTAATAGAACTAGCTCAGGTATTAATCGTTACTTAGACATTGTTGATCCTACTGGCCGTTACAGTAGCATTAAACTATTTGCTGAAGATGGACAGTTATATCGCAGAACAACTCAGGAAAGTTTTAACTTTAGTTGGACTACAGACAGTGACATCATTAGAGTAATTCAAGACTTAGTTCGTCCGTACTTAACAGACGAAGAAGTTGCAAACTTCTATTACACTTACTATGATTCGTTAACGACAACTAAGACAGCAACTAAGTTCACACAATGGTTACCAGTTGAAGCCAAGATTAACGCTTTCAGCGGATACTTCACTGATACCAATGACACAGGTACTACTCGCACCCCTAGAGCATTTGGACCTAGTTCTACGGCATTACCTTATAATGCCGCTGCCAAAGGTTCATTGTTAAAGTTTGCTACACCTAAACATACTACTGCCGGCTACGAGTATTATTTTGATATCAATAGAAATATTGTTGAACGTCAGACAGGCAAGCCGTTACCGGGTGATAACGATCACTTATGGACTAAAGTTGTTGCTATCGAAGGTGATGGTATGAACGGCGGTGTAGGTGCATTAGAAGACGGAACCGGACCAGTAGTACTAACAGACAAAGTTCCTAACACTGCAATCTTAACAGATATTATTCCAGCACTAGGTCGTGACTTTGGCACATTAGAATCAGTGATGTACTCTGTAATTAAAAAGTACAAAGACTTTGGCTTAGGTTTTGATAATGAAACTGGTTTCTGGTACATTATTGACAACGTTAATCTAAGCAGTGGCGCTGACTTTAGTCTTGCAAACAAAGGTGACACTAACGGAACCAACAGCGATGCTAGTTGGTTAATGATCTTCGAATACAAAAACGGATCATACAGATCACGTGTTCGCAAGATGCAGATGTTGTTCCGCAGTGTAGCAGACAACAAGTTCTACTTTGACAGCAAGGTAAAACTAAAAGATCCGTTAACAGGCAAAGTCAAGACTGACGAGATTGTTGTTCTAAAACTCAACGGTGATTACGCTAACTCATTTAAGCCATATCGTGATGATACAACATTCCACGTTATTGGTAATATCGTAGAAGCCGATGGCTACATTGACCCGTCAACAGTACGTATTAGCTTTGCAGATAACGACAATGATGGCGTACCCGATGACTTAGATACATTTGCAGATATTGTAAATCCTGCAACATTTACTGCATCTTGGTCTACTGCTAAGTTGGGATTAGAAGCGCCAGACTTAACTACTGGCGAAGGTGATTACGTATTATTCTTTGAACGTTACCTTGACAGTACTGGTTCATATCGTTGGAGAGACTTTGACGATTCTACAGTATATGTTGCTAACAGTGAGTCAGGTTTGAATATTAGCCAAGACATCAATGGCAATACTATTCCTGAGAACAGCTTATTCTATCTAAGAGATTCTGAGAAGATTAAGATTAAGAAAAATAGCGCACTAACTTCAATACCAGATTATAAGGCGTATGTAGGCCGTGGCGATATTCGATTCAAGTATAATCATATTGCCGCAGATACACGTAGAATTGACCCGGCACTAAGCAACTTGATTGATATCTATGTGTTGACAAGAAATTACAGCAACTCATTTAAGAACTGGTTAAAAACTGACCGTAAGGAAAGTACTAGACCTGCAACACCTACTAGCCAAGAGTTACGTGATATGATTGGTAAGATTGAACGTGTAAAGGGTATGAGTGATGACATCATTTATCACCCAGTACAGTTTAAATTACTATTTGGTTCAAAGGCGATTCCTACATTGAGAGCAAAATTTAAAGTAGTTAAAAGAACAGGCTCATTTGTCAGTGACAACGAAGTTCGTAGTCGTGTAGTTACTGCAACAGACTTGTTCTTTGCAAATGCAAATTATAACTTTGGTGATACATTTTACTGGACAGAACTAAGTGCGTTTATCCACTTACAGCTCAGTAACCTAGTAAGTAGTATTGTTATTGTGCCAGAGAGTTACTCTCTGGCACAATAACAATAC